CCCGGAAGTAATCGTGGAAACCACCGCCGGCCGCGACGTTCGGGCCGAGGCCGAGACCGGGACCGACGTTCTTCGGCTGCTCGAGCGGCGACAGATTATTCATCTTGTTCGTGATGTACTCGCGGTTCACCATGTCATAGACGGGCTGACCGTACGGAAAACGGGTCGCCGTCTGAGAAACGTCCTGGAGATTCCGGACGGCCTCCTTGGGGCGGAGGCGCCAGTCGCCGATACGACGGCCCAGGTTGGGCGTCGTCACGGCCAAATCAAAAGCGTCGGCCCGGTGATCGGCCGGGTGAGCCATCAAGTCTATTTCGCGACGCGTCAAGGGTTTAGTGGTTGCGGACAGAGTCGCCCGCGAGGCTTCGTCAGAACCCTCGCTGAGGCGCTTACCGGCAAACACAAGACCAACCACGGCTGCTAGGGCCAATGGGTCCATATTATCATTTACTTAGAAAAATAACGCTGAACGAAACGAGTATTCTGCTGATCGGCAAAGGTGCTGATCGGGTCCCAGCCAAGCACGCGCAGGGGCAGCTTCACGTAAGAGTTCGGGAAGTCGTACGGCTGCTCCGACCAGCCCTTCTTCCAGGCCGTCGTCGGCTCCTCGCGGAGCATGCTCTCGACCTGGACCTGATCCTCGAGGACGACCTGTGCGGGGCCGATCCACACATTTTGCTGGAGAATGTTCTTGCTGGTGTCCTGGCGACCCATTATTACTGTAGGCACATTTTTATTTACTTGCTACCGGCCCCATAACCACCGCCGTTACCGCCGCGCAGCTGCGTCGTCTCGGGGAAGGCCGAGTAGAAGCGATCCGGGTCGCAGGCCGCACCGCCCTGGTCGTGACACTTGGGCGCGAACGGCTTGCCGTAAGCAGCCTGAGCGAAGCCAGCCTGATCGTTCGGGATGGTCGTAGACGCGACGGTGTAGAAGTTGCGCTCGGCGTCGCGCTGACGCTCGTACGGGTGAATGCGGCTCCAGACCGACTGGACCTGGGCGCGCATGCTGGGATACCACGCGGCCGCCGGGCGGTCCGGCTTGTCGACGTAGTCCGTCATGAGGACGTTCCCCATGGGGTTGTCGAGCGTCGGGAGCGTCACGGGGTCGCGGAGAGGACCGGGCATCCGCGCGTCGCCCTGAGCCGGACGGAGCTTGCCGTCCGAAATCATGCGGGACACGTACATGTAATAAAGGATCGCGAGGACCAGTACGCCCAGGGCGAACACGCGCGCGTCGCGGTTGATGAGGTACACGACGCACGTGCTGTAAATTACAAACCGTGTCGTGGCCGTGACCCGCTCACGGGCCGACTGCTTGGAGGTCGGCCAAAACTCAAGGAGCTTGTCGGTTTGGAACACCTCCCGAGGATTCATTCTAATACTTACTTAGATGATTTTTTCTTGCGGTTCGCAGGGCGGCTGCGGGGCTGCTGTGGGCCGCCGAGAGCCCCACCCATGAGCGCCGCGAGGGGGTTGGCCCCACCGGCGCCACCACCTAGCATCTGGGACAGCATGTTATTCATACCGGCCATGAGGGCAGCCTCGTTCGGGGCCTCGCCGCCCTGGAAGTTCTTGGCGCACTTCTCGGCGGCCGACTCGATCATGGCGAGCGTCTCTGGGGGGAACATACTCATGGTCGTCGCGATCATGTACAGGGAATGCAGGTACTGCCAGATGGCGTTCTTGGTGTTCTCGGTGCACTCGTCCGTCTTCCAGATGGCGATCAGATTGAGCTTCTTGGCGAACTTGTTCTCGTCGCAGAAGAACGCCTCGTCCTTCTGCATCATCTGGGTCGACCACGGGTTTACACACTTCATGAAGTCGTCCTTGGTCCAAGGGTTCGCCTTGGCGTCCTGGAATGCCTTTTCATCGGGGAACACCTGAATGAGTTCGTCGATGAACTGACCCATCATCTCGTTGAATGCAGCGAGAGTCGTCATTTAGTATTTTACTAGGCGAAATTCCTTAAGTTAAAAAGGCGCCTTGACTGCAGGATCCTGCGAGTAGCCCTGGCCCTGGCTGATGATAAAGTACACGAGCAGACCTACCAGGAACGCCGGCTTGGCGAGCTCGGAGTTTTTGAGCTTCTGGCCGCCGTTCATCTTGGCTCGGCCGAATACGTAGGCCATGGTGATTCCGGCGGCGATGACTGCGGCGCTGAACGGTTCACGGAGGTACTGTTCCATTAATGTGTGTCAAGTTTTTTACGGGCCTACTTTTCGCGTGCGTCGTCAAAAAGGTTCTGCTCCGGGATTCTGGGCGGCTGCAGAGACGGCGTCACGGCGACCGTCTTGGTTCCCCCTGGAGTCGCGCCCATCTCCATACCGCCCGGGGTGCCTGCCGGCGCCTCGCCCGTATTCATGGGGACGCCCTCAACCTCGGCGTTCTCGTTCATGGGCTCCGGCTCGGGCATGGGCTCCGGCTCCGGCTCCTCGGCTGGGTCCTCGTTCATGAGGTCGCCTTCGCCTTCTTCATCGCCGTCGAGGTTCATGTTGTCGCCCATAGGAAGGTACGCGTCCAGAATGTCGGCCGTCGGGATCAGACTGTCTATGACCTTTCTAATTTTTACACAAAATCTCTCATGAAGTTGCTCCATGCGAGTGTCCTCATTGATGGACGGGTTGATGATGACGTCCGGGCGCTTGTAAATATCCTCGGCGCAGGCCTCGTAGCACCGCTGGACGAAAACCTCGGTCGCCGGGAGCTTGATGGTAATCTTCTTGGACTTTTTGTCGGTACGGATCGCACTCAGGATCTTCACGTGCGTCACGAACACGGCCGCCAGAAGCTTTGGGAACAGAGAGTCATTCTTGATGATGGCATCTGAATTCTTAAGAGAAATTGAAGAATTCCACGTCTTAATTTCACGAAGAAGTTCATCGAATACCTGTGGGGTCCCCTTGCCCTGGGATTGCTTCTTGGCCTCTAGCCAAATTTCCCAGAACGTCTCTACCATAGGGGGGATCATCGCATCGCATAGCTTGTTGGTGAATCGGCGCTCGGACTCGTTGAGAAGGTCCATAGTTAATAGAGTACTAGAATTAATAACACCGGCGCTTTCCGCGACGAGTAATTCTGTGACTTCATAGAAAATGGTGAACTATATCGAAACCTCGATCAAAGTCACACCTTCTGAGATTCAGAGGGGGCGTATGAGTGTAGGCTTCTTCCATAGCGAAGTCGAAATTGTATCCGAATTTATTATTAAAAATGCAGGTCAGGAAAGTTTCGACGCCTTCATGCAACATTTCCCGGGAGAGATTGAGAATCCCGACCCTAATAGCCTGATGATGCTCGGAAATGATGGGTATGGGTTTGAATTTTACGTCGAATACGGAGACGCCATCGCATCATATGATTGTGGGAAAGGCGTCGAGTTCGTCTATCACCGGCTCCCACAAGCCCAATATGAATTTGTATACGGATATATGAACCGTGTACTTCCGGAAGAATTGACGCGGGCCCTGTCGAACGTCGTGCCGGTCGAAAAGTGTTCGCATTTATGGGTGAAAAATTCTCCGGCCCATCGTTTCGTATATCTTTTCAAAATTCAAGAAGGCGTTCCTGTTCCGGCCGTGAAAGAAGAGCTCATGAAAGCCGCGGCGGTTATCAACCCGGAAGAAATTCAGCTCACCGACTCGCTTCATGTCGTGCTCCTAGGCGTTGCCGTGTCGAGTGAAGGCGCAGTCCAACTTTCTATATATTTCAGGGATCTCACTTCTTCCGCAACTTCTGGGCCGTCTTCTGAAGATTGACGAGGCCAGGAAGGATATCCAGAGGCATATCTTCTCCGGTTTCTTCAATTTGTGTCGGAAATTTAGTCCACCAGACCTTGAGGCTGAAGGGGCCGACCATATCGACCAGGTATCCCAACTTCTGGAGTTGCCGGGCCATGTACATGACCGCCTTTGCCATGTCATATTTTGGAAATCCTACGATAAAGGGGGGGACGGTCACGATGGTTTCCTTTTGTCCGAGCTCATAAGACGTTCTAATTTTACGACAAAATTGAGTAAGCATAGTCTTGTACATCTCCTTCTTGGCGGATTGTTTGGATTTTTCGAGAGCCGCTAGGTCCTTGGCCGAAAACTGGTCCATCTACTATTGACCTAAATTTGTTGTATGAATTACTCACGCATCTGCAAGTTCTGCTGAGTCACGATCATGTTCTGTTGGTAAGCCTGAGCGAGGTTATCCAGGTTGGGCTCGGGGATCGGCGTCGACAGCTCCTTCTTGAGTTGGGCGTCCAGGGTCCCCTGGATACCGCTCCAGGGGAGGTACTTGTCCGGGACGTACCCGTAGCCAGGGTCAGACGAGGCCGTCTCGGTCTTTCTCAGGATTTTGACCGAGCCGTCCTCGTCGACACGCGCCTGAATGTCGTACTGGGCGCCATAAAAGTGCTTGGTGTTGAAGAACATGACGCGCGAGTCGAAGACGTTGTCCTTCTGGGGGTTCACGAACAGGGTCTCGATCGGGTACAGGTCCTGATTTTCACTCTGAAATTTCTCGATGATAGCCCCGGTGATCTCGGGCGCTACGGCCGCGGACGTGTCGACCGGGATCCCCATGGGCGACGCGGTGTACGTTCCCGTGACCCGGCTGTTCCACACGAGGAACACGAGAATCGCCACAAGGATCAGGATCACAATGTCCTTCATATTACTTTAGTCCGTGAAAAAAGTTTGCGCGTTCTCGGAACCCTGAAAAAAACCGACCCAATTTTAATGGCCTTACTGGTCTACTCGGACAAGTGTAAGTGGTCCCAGGATATCATCACATTCATCAAGACTCAGCCGGCCCTCATAGAGATTGTCCGGTTCCACAACGTCACGACGCACGGCGTCCCGTCAAAGAAGATCACCAGGGTGCCGACCCTCGTCACGAACGACGGGGACATGAAGGTTGGCGCCGAGGTCAAGACCTGGCTCGTCTCGATGATCCCATGCGACTTTGAGTCCTGGGACGAGAGCGGCAAGCTATGCACCAACCTGGACGGTTCGGACATGCCCGGGATGTTCGACCTCGACAATTACGGAGCCTCCCTCCAACCCGTGATTACGCCCGAGCTGGAGCAGAAGATCAGCATGAGCGTCACGGACGCGTATCAGCGTCGCGGGACGTCTTAGAGAAAACAGACACTTTAGTCTCAAATGCAACTGAAGACAATTCAGGCCGCGGCCGTCAAATCGGTCTTCGAGGTCCTGAAGGATATCATCAACGATGTGAACGTCTACTTCACAGCCAAGGGGGTTCACATCTTGACGCTCGACAC